ACTTCTTTTTCACTAATCGCTACAATTTAGGTAAACGCTAATGGCAGAAAGAGGCAAGAAGTCAGTGGCCTCGCTGTCGGTGGCTGCGCGTACTGGGATTGATTCCAGAATCGCTCCGCCGTGCAATCTTACTGCGGCTCAAAAGGTTGAGTGGGTGGCGATTGTTAACTCGCGTCCGGCTGAATGGTTTGGCCCCGAGAACGCTTCAATGCTGGTTCAGTATTGCAGACACAAGATACAGGCCGACCTGATCGCGCAGCAATTGGAGTGTTTCAACCCCGATTGGCTGGTTGACGATGACGGGTTGAGGCGCTTTGACAAGCTCGGCGCCATGCTTGAACGGGAAACACGATGTATCAACGCGCTACTTAGGTCTATGAGACTGACGCAGCAAAGCTTATATAACGCCAAGTCCGCTAACACAGCGAGCCAAGGCAACAAGGGACGCAAACCATGGCAGGTCGAAAACGACTAACCCGGGGTGAGCGGAACTGTAATTGGATAGAACAGCACTGCTGCATCCCTGAAGGTAAGATGGTCGGCCAGCGACTTAAGCTCACAAGGCACCAACGGCGGTGGTTGAAGCGTATATACGATAGCCCGACACGCACATTTATTTTATCGATGGCGAGGAAAAACGCCAAGACCGCATTAGCGGCATTCATTGTGCTGCTGCACTTGTGTGGCCCGGAGGCTAAGGCAAACAGTCAACTATACAGCGCGGCTCAGTCGAGGGACCAGGCGGCAATCCTTTTTGAGCTTGCGGCCAAAGTTGTGAGAATGAGCCCCGACCTTTCCGAGTACGTGAACATACGAGATACAGCAAAGGAGCTGCTGTGCGGGGAGCTTGGCACCTTTTTCAAGGCACTATCGGCTGACGCGTCGACCAAGTTCGGACTTTCGCCCGCGCTGGTTATTCATGACGAGCTTGGGCAAGTAGTCGGTCCTCGGTCGCAGCTATTTGAGGCACTGGAAACTGCTTCAGCGGCACAAGAGAATCCACTATCAATCATCATCAGCACGCAGGCGCCAACGGATGCTGACCTGCTGAGCCTGTTGATTGATGACGCGATGACCGGTGCTGACCCGCGCAACAAGGTTGAGCTATGCACGGCGCCAATGGGTATGGACCCGTTCAGCGTTAAAGCAATACGCAAAGCAAATCCGCACTTCGACAATTTCATGAACAAGGAAGAAGTGTTGCGGCAGGCGTCTGACGCCAAGCGCCTACCTAGTCGCGAGCCTGCATATAGAAACCTGATATTAAACCAGCGTGTTGAAGCAAGGTCGCCATTTATCAGCCGCTCAATATGGCAGGAAAGTGGAGGTGCCCCTAATTCTCTGGAAGGGCAGGCGGTGTTTGCTGGACTCGATCTATCCAGCGTAAGCGACCTGACAGCCCTGGTGCTGGTGGGTGAAGACGGTGATGTGCTGCCGATATTCTGGTTGCCCGATGAGGGGCTTGCCGAGAAGTCGCGCAATGATCGTGTTCCCTATGACCAGTGGGCGAGGGATGGCTATTTGCAAACCTGCCCAGGCCGTGCCATTGAGTATGAATTTGTGGCCGAGTACCTTCGGTGGGTGTTCGATCATTACAACGTGGTCCGGCTGAACTTTGACAGATACAACATGCGGCACCTTAGACCCTGGCTTGAAAAGGCTGGATTCTCTGATGACGAGCTAGAGTTGTTTGTTGAGTATGGGCAGGGCTTTAAAGATATGTCGCCGGCCTTGCGTGAGCTTGAATCGCGGCTGTTGTCGCGCAAGTTGCGGCATGGCAATCACCCAGTGTTATCAATGTGTGCCGCCAATGCTGTTGCGGTGAGTGATCCTGCTGGTGGGCGCAAATTCACTAAAGCGAAAACAACGGGCCGCATAGACGGCATGGTTGCTTTGGCAATGGCCCTGGCAGCAGTCGGGCAAGAAGAGGCAAATATGATTGACATAGATTCGTTTATCAACGACCCACTGGTGCTCTGAACATGGGATTATTCTACGCATTGCGCGGCATGCTTCGCTCGCCGGGTGGGCCTCCGCGTGATGACGGTATCCAGTCAGGCCAACCAGGCGCATACGGATCAGCCTCGGCAGCCGATGTCACCTTCGATACTGCCATGCAAATCAGCCCGGTATGGGCCGCAGTAAAACTAATATCCGAATCCATCGGCTCCATGCCGTTCAATATTTACGAGACAGGCACGGAAGGCCGCAAGGTCGCGGTTAATCACCCGCTGCAAAATGTTCTGACCCAGCGCCCAAACCAATATCAGACTGACGTTGAGTTCTGGGAAAGCATGGCGCTGAACTTGGCTGTCAGCGGCAACAGCTACGCTATCATTCAAAAGCTTGGCAGTGAGATCGTCGGCCTACTGCCAGTTTCATCTGCTCAAGTAGAAACAACGCTACTACATGACGGCACTGTTATTCACACCTACACGACCGGCGCCAATGTCCGCGTATACACCGACAAGACCATGTGGCACGTCAAGCTGTTCGGCAATGGCATCGTTGGCCTATCCCCGCTTAGCTATGCGCGCAACAGTATTGGCATCGCTATAGCAGCTGACAACCGCGTCACCAAGATCTACAGCAACGGGGCCAAGCCGTCCGGCATCTTGACTATCGACAAGACGCTGACGCAAGATCAACGCAAGCAAATACGATCATCATTCGCCGGGCTTGAAGAGGGTAACGAAGACCGCCTGTTCGTGCTTGAGGCTGGCATGAGCTACACCGCTATCAGCATGACGCCTCAAGACATTCAGCTACTCGACTCGCGCCGATTCCAGATTGAAGACATTGGCCGGTTCTTTGGCGTGCCATCGATATTGCTTAACCAAACCTTCGGGCAGTCGTCACTTGGCTCAAACGTCTACGAGATCCTTTCAGCCTTCTATAAGCTGAACCTGCGCCCCTATCTGGAAAAGTTTGAGGCATCCGTTCCTCGCTGGCTAATGGAGCCCGGTGACGCTGCGCGCTATGAGTGTGAGTTCGACTTTGATGCTGCGCTACTGCGTGCCGATTTACTTACCCGCATGCAGGCTAACCGCGAGGCCATAAATTCCGGCCAGTGTACTCCGAACGAGGCCCGCATTAATGAGGGTAAGTCGGCCCTTGCCGGCGGCGATCAACTGTTAGTACAGGGCGCTATGGTCCCAATTCAACAAGCCGGGCAGAAGCCCGTGGAGAAGCCCAATGAAGCATAAGAGTATCACCCTTGCTGGAACCGGCCTCAAGATGACCGGCGAAGGCCGCAAATTTTCGGGCTATGCGTCTGCCTTTGGTGGCGTGGACAGCTATGGCGACACCATCTTGGCAGGCGCATACAGCTCCACCATCGTCGATCGGTCCCGGCCTATTGCCATGCGCTGGAATCATCACGGCCCTGTGATAGGCAAGTGGTCGAAGATGGAAGAGGACGAAACCGGCTTGTTCGTTGAAGGCGAGCTAACACAAGGCCATTCCGTTGCCGAAGACGCCTACGCGCTGCTAAAGCATGGCGCCGTTACCGGCCTGTCTATCGGGTACCGGGCCGTCAAAGAAACGGAAAACGACACCGGCGGTTACGACCTGGCAGAGATTGATCTCATAGAAATCAGCATTGTTGAATCCCCGGCTGACCTGGCGGCACAAGTCGCCGACGTTAAAAGCCACATCAAAGAAGCTGATGGCCTTAAAGATTACGAACGAATCCTGCGTGATGCAGGGTTTACCCGGTCTGATGCTACCGCGCTGGTAAGCGGCATCAAGTCCTTGTATCAGAGTGATTCTGAGACAGAAAGCCAAACCGCAGCGATTGCGGGTCTATTCCAGCAATTCAGTAACCCGCAAACGTAACAGCCATTTCGGCCTAGAAGCCCGCATCTAGCGGGTTTTTTTATGCACAAAATTTAGAGGAACCACCTATGAGTGATGACATTAAAGACATCGTTGAATCTGGGCTCGCCCAGGTTAAGTCAGTGCAAGATCAGCTTAAAACTGCACTGGATGCCCATACCGCCGAGATTGAAACCCACGGCAAGGCATCCACCGAACTGACCGGAAAGATTGATGATCTTTCTGAGCAGTACAAAACCCTTAAAGATCAGATTATTGATCTGGCACAGAAGCAGACGCCTGCATCAATGGAAGATGCAACCAAGACTGCCGGCGCCGAGTTCATTGGCTCAGAGGTTTTCAAAGCTATGGCATCTGGCCAGCGCGAGAAGGCGAGGATGGAGCTTAAAAACACGGTGGTGACGGGCGATAACATGCCGTTCGAAGTTCAGCGCCCTGGGGTAATACCTGGTAGCTTTGCACCTCTTACCGTTCGCCAGATGATACCGACTATCACCGTTGCCAGTAACGCGGTGGGTTCTTTGCGCGAGTTGGCGTGGACGAATGACGCGGTGGAAATTGCCGAGGCCGCTGCAAAGCCTGAGTCTGATATCACGTTTGAACCTTACAACGTGCAGATTGAGACGGTGGCCCATTTCATCAAGGTATCGAATCAGCTCATGGCTGATGCGCCTGCGATTGCCGCGTACATCGACACCCGCTTGCGTGACGGTCTGGCTCAGCGTGTTGACCGCCAGCTGGTGCTCGGCACCGGCACCACACCTCAGTTGTCCGGACTGACTGACGCTGGCAATTTCGTGGCATTCACACCGACTTCCGGCGCCAACTTGGTCGAGTCTATTAACAAAGCCAAGTACAACCGATGGGCTCTGGGCGAGGTGGTAGATACCGCTATCGTTAACCCGGCAGACTGGGCAGAGATGGAAGTGCTGCGCGAAAGCTCTGGCTCCGGCGCATATCTCTATGGCGCCCCCGGCACTGTAGCGGGCGGCCAGCCGTTCGGCGTCAGCGTGGTTATGTCGCCCTTCATGGCTGCGGGCAGCTTCTTGATTGGCTCGCTGCGTACCTCGGCAATCATATATCAGCGCCAAGGTGCTGTGGTTGAGATGGGTTACGTCAACGATGACTTCACGAAGAACCTTGTGACGATAAGAGCAGAGGAGCGTCTCGGCCTCGGTGTTGATCGCCCAATGGGCATCATGTTTGGTGACATCACAGCGGTCTAATATCCACATCCTTTTGGGGCCGGGGTATCCCTCGGTCCCATAATCGAGGTTTATATGTACAAAGCATTGAAATCGTTTAACCACGATCAGTTAGGCCGAATTGAGAAAGGCCAAGAATTTGAAGCCACGCCAGCACAGATGGGCGGGGTGAAGCAGTTTGTTGAGGAATACCAAACTAAGGTTGTTGGCAATGCGCCGGAAACCAAGGAAAAGAAAAGCCCGAAGCGGCAAACGAAAAAGGCTGATTAATTATGTCTGTGATCGCGATAGATGCAGCAATGGAGCACACCTACGCAAACACTGAGGACTTTATGTTAATACAGCGAGCGCTTGATGCCGCAGAGGATCGGGCGAAAGACTTTTTGCAGCGCCAATTTTACGCCGACGATGCAGACCTCATCGCCGCAATTGCTACAGTTCCAGCGCTTCGATCTGATGCGCGTGCCGCTTATGCATCATCTGTTGAGACGGCAGAGGAAATTACGGATCAAGATGTGCGCGAAGAAGCTAAGACTGATGCGCGGCGCATTTTAGATAACGCTCTATCTGAAGCACAGAAGATACTAAACGGTATCGTCATTAAGCCGTCGATCGTTGCTGCCTGCCTTTTAATCACTGGGCACCTATATGCAAACCGGGAGGATGTAGTAATTGGAACCATTGGCTCGCAATTACCGAGCGGCGCTGAATCGTTGCTGTGGCCGTCACGTGTTGGGATTGGAATCTAATGCGCGCCGGGAGGCTTAGAAGTTTAGCATTGGTGCAAAGAAGGGCATCCACTGTTGACGGGTTCGGTCAGCCCGCTGAGTTATGGACAACTATCGATACTGTCCGGTGCTTCGTGGACCCGTTAAATGGTAAAGAGTATTTCGCCGCAAGTGGTGAGGGCAGCAAGATCACAACCCGGGTCAGGCTCCGCTACAAAGAAAGCTTATCAAACCTATCACCAATTGACCGACTATCTATTGGTGGCGTTATTTATGACATTGAGAGCGTGATTAACGTGCAGAGCATGAATCGGGAGTATGTCCTTATGTGCGTGGTGAATGACCGTGAGTAGTGGAATACATATCAAATTCAGCAATATGCGCGCCGTACAGGCGAAGATGAAAAGGGTCGCCAAGGAAGACCAGCGCAAGGCTGCACGGCGCGCCACGGCCAGTATGGCAAACATATTTAAGCGTGACATGCTTTCAAAGGTTCCTGTCAGGAGCGGGAATCTACGCCGCCACATAAAGCAAAGCATCAGGAAGGCTAAGTCGTTCACCGGCTTTTATGGGCGCATTGGTGTGTTGGGCAATAGGCGCAAGAAGGACTTTCCATTCTACGCCCGGTTTCTGTTTAAGGGTGCCGGCGCGCACACGATAGAAAACGTGGCCTTCGGCGGGAAGGTCTTCGCCTCTGTAGAACACCCTGGAATTAAGGGCAGCGATTTGATCCAGGAATCTTTTGATGAAAACAAAACCCAGGCTGCTGCCAAAGCAAAAAAGACATTTGAAGATATGATCGTGAAGGCGTGGAAATGAGTAGCGCAGTCAGGGATAGATTAATAAATAACGCTGCTGTATTCGATGTAGTGGGTGAGCGCGTCTACATGATCGACCTCGCTCAGGGTAGCGCGACGCCAGCTATCACCATGATTCTAATTGAAGAAGAACCGCAAAACTCAATGGGTGGCGAAGTATCGCTGGTCAATGAGGTCTGGCAGTTGGACTGTTGGGCGAAGACCTACTCTGAGGCGACAAGCCTCGCAGATTCAGTGGAGACCGCAATGGCTTCTAATGGTGTTGATTTTAACGCCATCAGGAGAGATCGCGGTGCGCTGTTTGAAAATGAAACAGGCTTGTATTTCATAAGCCTTGATTTCTCACTTTGGATTTAAACGGAGTCCATTACTATGGCTATTAAAGCACAAGGCACAACTTTGATGATTGATGCCACCACCCCAGATACCGCCGATGTACCTATTAGTGGGTTGAAGTCATTCGACGGGTTTGATGGCGAAGCGTCGGAAATAGACACAACCGATCTCGGTTCAGATGCCAAAGAGTTTATGCTCGGGCTAGTGGATAACGGGGCATTCTCTATTGAGTTTTTCCCTAACTTCTCAGATGTAGGGCAGGAGGATTTACGTTCAAACGCAGCGGCAGGCACTTCGGCGCTGTTTAAGCTCACACTCCCTGATTCCACTACCGCAACTTTTACTGGGCTTGTGAAGAATGCGCAGAAGCTCTCAGGATCTGTTGATTCCGTCGTTGATGGGTCTGCGTCGATCAAGATATCCGGCGCGGTGACCTGGGTATAATGGCTATCCTAACGAGGAAGGCGATTCTTGAGGCTGACGATCTAAAGCGCGAGATGGTAAATATTCCTGAATGGGGTGGCGACCTGTACATCACTACCCTATCGGGTGCTGATCGTGATTCATACGAGGCGAGTATATGCAGATTTGAGGGAGGCACGGCGCGGCAAGATTTTGAAAATATGCGCGCCAAGCTAGTATCCCGCACGGCGGTTGATGAAAGCGGCAAGCGGATATTTTCCGACAAGGATACTATTGAACTTGGAAGGAAGTCTGCTGCCGCACTTGATCGATGCTTTGCTGTGGCGTCTCGGTTGAATGCGGTCAGTGATTCCGATATGGAAGAACTCGCAAAAAACTCCTGACCCAGCCTCAGCGGATGGCGTACTTCACCATCGCTGAACGGCTGGGGATGAATGTGCGGGCGCTTCTCAATACAACGGATTCACGTGAGCTGGCTGAGTGGCTGGTTTATCTTAACGCGGATTATTGGCGCGAGAGGCTGGCCGAGGAACTTATGACAGACGACGAACGCAGCTCTGCGCTGCGCTCCATGTTGGGTGGGAGAGGATAATGGCAACGCTGTGGATGGATGTCCGTACACGCACGGAGAAGTTCGAGCAGGGCATGAAGACGGTCTCCAAGAGACTTGATACAGCTAGGAATCAAACGGCAAAGCTTGCCGGTGTGTTCGCTACAGCGTTTGCTGGCGGGATGTTTGTACGTGCTGTTAATGAGTCGCTTGATTTTGCCGACGCCATGCAGAAGCTATCTATACAGTCGGGCGCTACTACTGAGTTTCTTTCCGAAATGAAGTTTGTTGCCGAGCAGTCGGGGGTGGAGTTTAATAACTTTACACGCTCGATCTCCTTAATGCAGGATAACTTGATTGAGGCAAGGAAGGGCACGAAGGCGCAGGCCGATGCGTTTAAGGCGCTCAATGTCGACGTGGTAGCTTTCGCGCAGTTGAGCCCACAAGATCAGATAGGCATGCTTGCTGACTCCCTTAATGGGCTGAATAACCAAGCCCAAAAGGTAAACATTGCGCGGGATATATTCGGGCGCTCTGGTGGCGAGTTTCTGCAAATGACGCAGGACGGCGCCGCGGGCATTAACGCTCTCAGGTCTGAGGCGCAATCGCTCGGGTTGTCTCTAACGCGGGACATGGCTGACAAGGCGGCAGACGCCAACGACGCCATGAATAGACTCAGTAGCTCAGGCGGCGCGCTTACTCAAACCCTGTCGATCAGTTTGGCACCAGCACTTACGGCGACAGCCACAACCTTGTCGCAAGTTCTACCCGGTGCGCTCGCTTTTGTTGGCCGCGCATTCGATGGACTTAGGTTTACTGTTCTTAGAACGGTCGCATTTATTGTTGATGTTTTTTCAACCATGCTAAGCACGCTTGGAAAGCTACCGGACGCGATTGGTGGCGAGACATTCCGCAACGCGGCGGCAGGTCTAAACTTCTTGTCAGAGTCCCTTAAAGTAACCAGTGATGGATTCTTTCAGGGTGCAGTTGGGGCCACTCAATTTGCCGAGGCCACACAAGCAGTGGCGGTTGGCGCTATGGCGGCCGCTGATGCTAGGCTTGCTGCGGTGCAGCAGGTCAACGATGAGAACGATGCGCTGATGGCAGGCATTAGAACTCTCCATGCTGACGAGTTAGCAGCGACACAAAGTAAAATTAACGGCCAACTGGAAATGGTGAGGTCTGGGCTTCTCACTGAAGAAGAAGCGCTGCTTGAGAGCTACAACCGCAGGAAGGAAATAATCATCGGCGCCACCGCGGAAACGGAGTCCGAGAAGGCCGATCTCCTGCGTAGAAACAGGGATGACACGCTTCAAGAAATAGAGGTTACTGCAAAGCGCAAGGATGGCAGTCGGTCCAAAGAATTAACCGATGAAAAGTCATACTTAGATCAGCTCGTCGCAATTAATGCATCCGGGTCCGCTAAGATGCTGAAGATCGGCCAAGCCGCCTCACTTGCTCAAGCGACTATGGATGGCTTTCAGGCAATACAGAAGGGGTGGGCGTCCGCTCCATTTCCCTACAACATACCCGCAGTAGCCTTAGCTACGGCTTCCATGGCTACTAACATTTCAGGCATCAAGGGTGCGGCGCATGGTGGCTTAACCAACGTGCCATCTGAGTCTACCTTCCTTCTACAAAAGGGCGAGCGTGTTCTGTCTCCCAATCAAAACAA